TTAGTTAACATCTTTTGATAATCTTGTTGACTAATTCCCTGTCCTAGTCGGTTTGTTGCCCAAGGGGTAAATCCCTGAAGTAGTTCTGGCCGTTGTGGTGCTCCTACTCCTCCAAAGCCTTTCCCTACCATCTGTTCTCCGAAATAAAGTGCTGATAGGCCGGGAGCGGCACCGGCTTGCATAGCCTCAGCAAAGCCTCCAAAGGCTCCGGTGGGTGCTTGCCCTGCTATATCTAATGCCGAGTAATATCTTAAACGCTGATCAGCAGATGCTGCTATCTGATATTGTGCAGGAGTAAGGTCTTTGTAATTTAAAACTTTTCCCTGTGCATCAAAATGAACTCCTCCATACTCCCAGTATCCACCATCTGGTAAAGTACTGTCTTCAATCCATCTTACATTAAAATTTATATGGGCCGGTCTTGGGGGTGCTGTTGCCATTGCTTGCCTCCTACTTTATTTTGCGTTAACGAAATCTAATATACTTGAATGTGTCCAGTTATTTTTCCTTGCATCATTTATAAGTCCTGTAGATATAATACGAGATGCATTTGCTGGAGCACCCGGTATTATCTGGTCTGCATTACTTGATATAGCCACATTATAATCCTGTGGATATTTAGTTCTAGCATGATGTTCTAACACCTTAATATTTCTTTCCATCACTCCAGGTCTATGTACTCTATCATATGTTGATGCATCAATCATTGCAAGTAGTCTTATAGTTTTATTGACATCATCAAATATATTTGACTTTTCAACCATATCTGTAATCTGATCTTGAGGAGCTTTAGTACCGGGCTCAGGTAGTGGATCTAAAGCCATATCATAAGTATAAGGAACTTCCTTTTCTACAGAAAGATATTTATCTACTAATCTATTTGCCTTACTTTTAGAAGTCTCTGCTCCCCACTCCGGCATTTTACCGGAGGTATAATTCATAAGGTAGTCATAATAAGATGTATCTGTATCTCCAAGAACTCTATCGTAATCGTACATCATGTCTATATATCCACCGGACTTAACTAGAGATACAAAGTGTTGTTTACCCATAGGATGTATTGCACTAAAGTGAGGAGTAGCATAGTACTTACTTCTATCAGAGTTTTTTACATTACTATCCATTTGGGTAACTATAGGAGCTATCTGTGTAGTAGTTGGTTGTATAGATGGATAAAGAAGATTTTTTAATTCAGATTGCTCCTTCATGACATCATGCATGGTTAGGGCAATCTTCTCGTAATTATCATATTTTAATTTAGTATCTGGATCTAAAAGATTATACTGTTCTGAACCGGGGTATGCCATTGCAAAGTTTGGATCCAGTGCGATTCTTACTTGATTCATGATTTCTTCACGTGTAGCAGTAACATCTTGTTCATTAAACAATCTATCTACATTAGACCAGTCAGCATTCGCAAAGGCAGACGTTTCCCAAAAGTAAGGCCTCTCCTGAACACGTTCTATTCCATTCGGCAAATCATTTACCAGGTCTCTTATCATTTCTCTTTCATCGCTGAACTTGGGATATCTACCCAAGGAATGAAACATTGTCCTTGCAAATAGGTTATGTTCTTCTTCCGGGGGATTACCATCATATCTTGCAAGATATTGTTCATATGCTCTTGTCAGTATAGACTTTAACCTATGGTCGTCTTCTCCGGTTTTAAACTGTTCATCTTGAGGATTATCCAGAATAATAAATAGATGCCTGAAAAGTTCCTGAACTACTGGATCCATCCTATCCTCCCGGACCTATAAGTCCCATCCGTGCAAGTCTTTCTTCTTCAGACATAGCCCCGGGTCTTGGAGTACCGGGTGGTACTGCCGGCCCCATCGGTGGAGTAGGCATCGGAGGCGGTACACCCATAGCTGCATTAGGCATTACCTGCGGTGGTAATCCCGGTGGCCCCATCATCGGAGGCATCATTCCGGGCTGACCCATCTGTGGTTGCTGAGGCTGTGGAGGCATAAACGCCTGCATCATAGCCTTTTGTTTTTCATGTAGTATCATAAGCAGTTCACCGAAATACAGTTTAGCAAGGTCGGGTCTTCCTCTTTCTTCAAGGCTCTGAAGCAAAGTAACAAGTTGTGCTTCAGGTAGAGCTCTTTCGGCCGCCTGTTCTTTAAGTGCATCATCGACCTGGTCTGCATCCTGCATACCCAGTATCATATCTCTGATAAAGATATCTGGTAGTAGAGGTGTCTCGCCTTCTCTGGCTATCTGTGCCTGACTCATCTTGGACATATCGTCCTGTGGCAATTTAGATACCAGTTTGATTTCAGGTTCTCCTCCACGCTTAACTATATCAGGAGTAATCTCCTGTGAGAAATATGTCATATCCTGCATCTGCCCGCTCACCTCTATAGACTTGAAACTACCTGATGCGTACTGTTCAGATAGAATAAGAAATATACTTCTGTATGCTTTTTCAAGTGCCTGTGTTCTAGGAGTTAAAACAGATTCTACGCCCTGCCTAAGTGTATTGATAGCATATCCCGATAGTTGGAACTCAAGCTGTCCGTATACAGAATGGGGTAGAGAACCTCTTTGGAGTTCTCCACTTACCATACTCATAAAAGCAGCTGCTTCTTTTGACATCTCAAGCATGCCTAGAGGTTCTACCTCTTCTCCCTGAGCCAATGCTATCTCTGTTCCTTCTTTATAAGGATCTTCTTCTAGTGTCTTCATGCCGTCTTTAGACTTAACCTTAAGTCCCTGCTTCCTACTTCTTGCTGTAAGTTCGAGCATAGTAGATAGCATAAAGTTATTATCTTCATAGTTAACTCTATTTGATTTAAATATACTTTCACCGACATCTGCTATGGCTTCATTACCTATAACATCTGACTGTATAAGTGGAGTAGCACCTACCATACCTAGGAATATAGGAACTCCGTTATGACCGTGCTTGGTTCTTTTCTTTAGAACCCTGTCATCCATCACAACATAGTTATCTTCTCTATCATAGAAGTCGTATACATCCACACCGTTTTCATATACGCCATGCATAGTGTTATCTATCTTCACACCGTATTGTTCTTTTATTTCTGATACAGTCTTTTTAATCTTATAGCAGGCCCATGTAAGACCTGTAGATGATTCTCCCCAATAGGTATTAAGTGGATCCCAAGGTGTTATATCTACATTAGTAGATCCGTCTTGATCTTTAACAAGGAGAGCTCTACCTGCATACCATCCTCTTATAGTGGTATACCAAGCAAGCTGGTCACGTACTCTTGGGGCCATTCTCATACAAAGATTATCGTCTGCTGAACGGAGTATTCCTATTAGAAATCTTTCTGTATCGCTATTTATATCTCTCTGCTCACGATCATCACCATTTACGGGAATTCTTATAATAAGTTCTGCACTTGTGAGAAAGCTTATTATCTTATCTGCAAATACCTGTGGTTCGTTACTGGTGTAGGACTGATATCCGTCACCTGCATCGTAGGGAT